CGACTTTGTCTTTTACTTCCTTGTACTCTTTAGTGAGTGAAGGCTTCTTAGAGTCTTTCGTCTTGTCGCTGCACTCGGATAAGATTTTGTCTTGCGAGAGGATGACGTACTTATCCATAGCTATGTCTCGTTCGAACAATAACATATCATACAAAGTTCCGAAGCTAAGAGCGTCAGACTTGTACTTGAGCTCGCCTTTCATGTAGCGATCGAACTGAGCCATATCGCCAAGGGCTTGCTTGAGAGAAGAGTAAGACAAGTGTGCCTTGCCATAACGCTCCATTAATTTTTCGGGTACATTCATATTTCAATTATTGGTTCTGACCAGTAGTCGGGTTTAAACGACGTAGACCAATTGCCTACGCCGTCGTATTGTGTTAATTCAACCTCACCCCTGAATTCATTGCACTTAGTGAAGTACAAACCTTCAGCAAGGGGTTGGTTTGTTGATGCGTCAACCCACTCGAACTTTTTGGTTAATCGGATGAGCTCCGATCTACGCTCATAGTATTCTCGTGTGGCTTTCTTCGTCATCTTCATCGCACAAACTTTCCGAGTCCAGCCACTTGCTTTTCGCTTAGCTGTTCACCGTACTTAGCTGTAATAGCTTCGAAGGCTTTCTTCTTGTCTGTCTGTGACTTGATGTAAGCAACAGCCTTGTCCATGATGTTAGCCTCTACAACGGCCTCTGCTGAGGCTTCGTGCTTAAAGTCAGACTTCGCAGGAGGCTTCTCTTTAGAGTCTTGCTTTGCGATAGCGTCAGCCACTTCGTTAGCAGAAGCAATCGATGTGTCGATACCGATACCTAGCATAGCTAATGCACGGCCAATAGCCGATGTCTCGCAGTTCTCTACATAGCTAGTCTTGTTGATGTTGCTGCTGCCTTGTACCTCGTGAGCATGACCAGTAGATATAATGCGGTTGCTTGCATCTACGATCGACGCTTTACATACACACTGTGCATCGTCCAACATAGTGAAGTCTGTAATTAGACTCCAGTTTTTGTATTGGTCTTCTTGACGGAAGAACTTGATTCGTTCGTTGACTTCAACGTACTGTTTGCCACGTATGTTCGTGGTCTTGAATTGATAATTACTCATAACTCTGTTTGGGTGTTTAATTGTTTTTCTAAATTTTCTTTTTCCTCAGTAAGGAACTGAATCCTTTCGTTAATGTTTTTTATCTTCTCGTTAGCACCTTGCTTACCTAACACTTTACGTGCTATACCAAAGGCAGTCTCATGTAAGTCTCGATACCCCTTCCAATAGATAAGCCAATCTCCGTGATTCCTTTTCATGTGAGCCACTGTCGATCGGTTTTTACCTACAACAGAAGCCACCTGTTCTTGTATGCCATAGTCAAGCATCGCCACGGCTAATGCCGCCCTTGCTTTTACTTGGTCTTGTTGCCTAGTCTCATTACGCACTAATCCGATTGTACTGTAATACATATCAGCGCAGTGAATCATGGCTTCGTTTCTATATCCGTCCATAAAGTTAAATTGTTAATGTGTTAAAGTCAAGAAAAAAGACATCTTTGTTTCTCAAGGCTCTCTAGTGTACATATGAAATATATACAGGCCTGTTACAGGTTCTCCCTGCACACCATACGATGTCTTACCAGTCAGCGTTCTGACATGGATTCTTCTGTGAGTATTTTGTGAAATCTTGAGTAGTGATACATAGACTCTGCAACCCCTATGATTCCTTCCATAAAAGTCTCTGCCTCAAAAGGATAAAGCTTATCCGTTATTGAGTCGGTAATGTAATCGCTTGCTACATCCCTGCCTATTTCTATGAATTGCTCAAGGTTTTCTGATACATGATCGCTCATCCATTCCTCTATGTCCTGCTCTATGATATCATCCATTGCAAACATAGCGGCTACTCGCTCTGCTTTGTCTGACGAATCGTGATTTTTTTGTATCAATTTTATTGCTTTTTCGTTTGTCATGTGTTCTTATTCGAAGCTTCTAATTCTAACATAAATGTTTTCAGGCGGTGTCTCAAAGAACTTTAGAAGGGCGGGGCATAACCATATCGGGCCTTCGTCTGTCAGGTTTAACTCTGGAAAGTTTACCTTGTAGTAAGTGCCGTCATAGCCATCTTCTCCGCTCTTAACTAACTCTACGTCTTGGTTAGGTATCGGGGTAGCCCCAAAGTAAAAAGAGCAAGTTTCTATTGACTTGTCGTTTACTCTTCCGCTCATAACGTCAAGAAGCAAGTCGGCTCCTTCTACGAAAGGTTCTTTATCTAATTCTCGTGATTCGTCATCGAAGACCCACATTCCGTTGTGGATGTAAGAGTGTATTGAGTTAATGCTATTCATTTGTATTTTTTTGGTAATAAGGTTGAGTGTACGAGCCTAATGTTTGTTCCGCGCTTCTCTGCATAGGCTCCTGATGCTGAGACGTATTTTTTACCTTCGAACTCATACTCCCAGAGGTCTTGAGTTGGCTGCTGTTCTTGTTCTTCAATCATTTAAATCCATATTTTTGTCCGTCTTCATACAATGTTTTTAATTTATTATCTAGCGTTCCGTCATAGTAAGTGTCGGGAGGTGAGCTCATTATCTTCATGAAACTTTCAAAGAGTTTCTCTGCGTCGGCTTGCCTCATTAGCTTGCTGTGTACTTCAGGGAAGGCTTGTTGTAGTTCAGTCATTTGTTTCCGTTTTTAAAAAACCATTCAAGGTTGTTGTCAATAGTCGTCGCAAGTGCAGTCAGCTGATCCGTCAACCACGTATAAACTTCTGTCATTTGTAAAGATTAAATTGTATTCATCATTGCTAATTACGTTTCCGTTCCAAGAGTTAATCCAGTCAGGGCAGTGCTTAGGGTTGAACTGTATGCGGTAGTCATGGTCATTGACCTTGAGCCTATCAGCAGGCAGTATTTGGACAGCCTCACACTGTATCCATGCACACACTGTCTTGCAAGCACCTTCATGAATCTTCTTGGCGGTAGATGGCTGAACCTTTAGGGTAGCATTCATCATAGCGATTTGATTTTCTGATGGGTTGACATAGGACACGGTGTCTGTTTCTGTATTCTTGATTTGCCACTTCATAAAGTGTGCGCCTCGTCCGAGGTGGAATCTTACTTTGTACATGAGATTTTGTTTTTATAATTTCGTTTTACTTCGGTGTATACATGGTTAGCCCACTCGTTAAAATCCTCAGGGGGGTTTACGGTTACGCTTGATCGAACACATACTATTGTTTTTTTGCGTTGTGTTGTCATCTTTCTATTAGTTTTAGAGTTGTATTGTTTGGCCTACTGCCGCTTACTTTTCCCATTATTGTGCTGGGGTTAAATTCGGGATACAAGTGTTTAGCCGCTTCTGTTGTGTTCCTGTACTTAATCCCCGTCTTTGTGCATATGACCGTGGCGAATTTGTCTATATGCTCTACGCTCATCCAACCCTTAACCACTGGTCTCTTGCCTAGAGCAACCGCACTCACATTTTGTATGTTAGTGTCAATGTCCTTGGAGCATTTAACTTGAGAACTCCAGGTTTTGGTTAGGCCATTCTTGATGAAGGTGATCTCCTTGGGCTTGAAAACTTTCCTTGCCTTACCCCCAACTGGATGCCACCCCTTAAGGGACTTTGGGTAGTTCCAATACTTGAAGGGTTCCTTGCCGTCGTAGTAGTGACGCCTCATCATGCAACTTATTGAACCTGCGCTTACGCCGATAACCTTAGCCGCCTCTTTGTAGCTGTTGAATGTGCGAACTTTGCCATCGGGGTCAACTATTTTTACTATCCTCTCGTTAGGGAACTTAAAACCCTTTGGTTTCATCACACCTCCAAGACACTTGTTCAGGCATTTAGGGTCATCAAGAAGTTCCTTGTTCACAATGAGAGCCTCCAACTCCTTTAGTTCCGAGACTGTCATTCCGCCCGCTAAAACCTGCGCCTCAAACGAGAGCCTTTTAATCGCATTTCGCAGGGTTGGATTGGAGGCTACGTGAGGGGATTTAAAAGTCCCGTACCTGCACCTAAGGCTGTTACGGGTTACACCATAGTAGTAATGTCCAGACTCGAACGATAGCTTATACAGCACACCTTTGTCATCGTATCTTGGTGGTGGAAAGTTTATGCAGCCCATGTTAGTCATCGTTATTTAGTTTAAGTTCACTAATGGTTATGCTATTTAGTGATTTGATTCACTTTTGAATGCGTTCAATATATCGGTGTCGATTATCTCACCACTCTGATTAAT